GGGTCATTCAAAACAACTAAACCATGTGCGACCCGTTCCAAGTATTGCTCTGGAAGATGTAAATCGGCTATGCTGCGTAAGCGTAACGCCAAAAAGCCCTGAGCCTGTGTTTTGCTTAACCGTACCTGAAACCGGCGTATTTGCGTTGGAAAATGGAGTTTTAGTTTCTAACTGTTGGGATGAATTTAGATATAGCTTGGTGTCGCGGCATAAGCCGTTTACACGCAAGAAAAAAGAATCTGGCATTAAGCCGGGTACATTCGACTGGCTAACGAGTTTAAGTGAACCGAAAGCCAAACACCCTTTAAAAATGTAATTAAGAGGATACAAAAATGCGATTAACAACTATTGCAACAACTGCGGCTGATGGAAATCAGGACGTTGATCTTAACGCTTTAGCAACGCCTGCCATTGCAAACAGCGAATGCACAATAGTGCTCATTCCCACAGCTAATTTTGACGGCACCGTTGCTATTCAGGATGACACGTCGGTAGAAGGCGCTTATGCGCAGGTTACTGACATCGACGGCCTTAATGTTTCGGGCGATACCGTAATGGAAATGTTCCAAGTTAAATTGGCGGATCATGTGCGCGTCGTTACTGCAAGTCGCACAACTGGTTCTGTTCGTGTTTGCTTGTTAGGCTAAGGGCTAATCTCGATGCAAAAAGATTACAGAGGTTTAACGCCGGATCAAATTGAAGATGGTGAAAAGGATTTGGTTAAAAATTGGCTTAAAATAATCAAAGAGCGTCGAGATTCGCACGAATACAAGCGTTTGCTTAGAAAAATACCGGGTTGGCGTCGATATGTTAGAGGCCGTCAATATGATGACCATGAGCGCGGTAACGGTGTTAATGATATTAATTATGCAAAATCCGAAGATTTAGTCCGTGCTAATTTAATTGCAACTGAGATGAGCAATTCAATTGCCCGTCTTTATGCTAAAAATCCTGAAATAAGCGTAACACCGACTGAGAGCGTAGAGCCAGACCGGTATGAGAAGATCAGAAGATTCGGGTTAACGTTGCAAATTGTTTTAAAAAATCAATTCAGCACCAAAGGTGCAAAGTTAAAAAAACGCGCGAAGGCCAATTTAAGGGCTTCATTTACGACATCAATGGGCGTTTTAAAGGTAATGTATCAGCGCGACATTGAAGAAGATCCTAATATAAAAAACCGCATGAATGATATACAGGACAACATTCAGCGTACAGATTCATTAATTAAAGACCTGGAAGACGCAGAGCAAGAGCTTGAATCTTTAGGTGAGCAATTAGAAGTTGTTCGCAATGAAGGCATTGTGATTGATCGTGTGCTTACTGAGAACCACACTGTTTCCCCCGATGTGATTGATGCAGATTCTTGTGCAGATGCAAGCTGGCAAGATGAAATCATTCCCATGAGCATTGATGAGTGCAAAGCAAAGTTTAAATTTTGAAAATAGCAGCATGAATGTTTATATTCATGAAACTTGGCACAAAGACGGGGGCACTGTTTACACTTTTTGCGAAGGTTACAATGGATACATGCGCGAGCCTTATAGTCCCAAGCGTGTGGGTGAACGGTGGTATCCTTATTTTATTAGCGCTCCGTTTCCAGTTGATGGTGACATTATCCCGAATTGCTGGGTAGAGGAGTTGATTGAGCTTCAAGATGAGTTTAATGAAACAACTTCAAACTTAAGGGAGCATCGAAAAAAGAATATTCCTCACTGGTTTGCGTCCGGTAGTGAGCTTACCGAAGATGATGCACGAAAAATTGCAAACCCTGAAAAATTTGGGCTTGAGATTCTCGAAGGCATTACAGAAGGTCGCAGTATCCGCGATGTTCTTATTGAAGCAACTGGAATATCGATTGATCCAGCCGTATATGACACCAATGGGATTTTAAATACATTTGAGCGCATTAGTGGCGGGCAGGCAAGTACGTCCCGCACATCGACATCGAAGCCTAAAACATTAGGTGAAGCCGAAATAATCGAGGGCAGTTTATCTAATCGAATGGGTGAGATACAGGACTCAAACGAGGACATGATTCAAGAAATTGCGCAGTATTCTGCGGAGATATGCTTGCAAGAAATGACGCAAGAGCAGATTTCAAAGATTGCGGGACCCGGTGCTTTTTGGCCTGAGATGAGCAGGGAGGAAGTTTTTTCAATGGTTCAAATTGAGATTAAGGCCGGTTCCTCTGGCAAGCCAAACGAGCAAAAGGAACGCCAGGTATGGGTTGAATTTTTGCCAGAATTTAGAGAAACACTAGTTCAGGTTGAGCAATTGCGTGCGAATAAACAGGACGGATTAGCTGATGCGTTAATTAAATTATTACAGGAAACAATGCGAAGATTCGATGAACGCATTGATATGGAAGAGTATTTCCCGACCAAAGAAGAAGGCGAAGAGGTTCAGCCCTCACCGCAGGAAATTCAAGAAATGCAGGAACGCCAGGTGCAAATGCGTAAGCAGGCTGAGATGATGGATGCGCAAATAGCTGAAATAAAATCAAAGGTAATCAAAAATATATCTGATGCCGAAGCAAATGAAATAGGCAGGCAGTTTGATAACTACTCTCAAGAAATGAATTTTTTAATGAGTTTAACTAATCCCGAGCCACAGGCAGGCGGCGGGACTTTACAATGAGGAATAAACAATGGCGCTAAATGAGTTATTAAAAAGAGGGTATTGGGCTGAGGCTGGGGATACCCCTAATGCGGGCGTGGTTGAAGGCGCAGGTGATGTTGACGACATTAATACTGACAATCTCGAAAAACCTGTTGATGAGCCGCAATCCATGGCGGAGGCGATTTCACAAAGCATTCATTCACAAGATGAGCCGAGTGAGCCTAAGGTTCCGGCAGATGAAAGTAAAAACGAGGAGGTTAGTTCGCTGCCCGACTCTGATGCCATTGTTGATAAAAATAAAGACGATGACCTCGCAGAGCCTGACCCATACGAGCCACCCGAAGATTTAGAAAAAAGCAGCAAAAAAACACAGGAACGGTTTCACGATTTGGTTGAAAAAAACAAAGAAAAAGACACAAGGCTAACTGAATTAAAAACTGAAAACGAAAACATTATAAGCATGATAAGTAGCACAGGCGCTACAGCAGAGCAGTTTGGATCACTAATTAACTTATCGGCGCTAATGTATCACCCAGATAAGGCAGACCCCAAAGCGGCTGTGGATTCGCTTTATGCTGCAGCAAGTAAAATTGCAAAATCAAGCGGTATAGATTTACCTGGATTTGATCCGCTTGAAGGTCACGATGATTTGCGCACGCAGGTTGATGGAATGGAAATAGGATTGGATGCCGCCAAAGAATTGGCGCAGTCGAGAAATGTCCAATCAGTAAGAGTGCAGCAGGATAAAGAAAAAGAGCAGATGCAAGAATCTCAGCAGAGAAGTTCACAGCGTGCAGAAGAAGGTAAAAATGCAGTCACAAAATATTTGCTAAATTTGCAAAATACAGACATTGACTTTGAAGCCAAGGCGCAACATCTAATGGATGCCGTGAGTGGAATATCTAAAACAGTGCCACCTGAGCAATGGGTGGAACACCTAGACAGGCACTACAAAACAGTTAATAATATCATTAAATCGGCACCAAAAATAAAAGAGGCATCGCCTCTTCGATCTGGTGGTGGTAGCGGCGGCAACAAAGCCCCCGCGAGTATGCAGGAAGCAATATCACAAAGTTTACAGTTAGGAAGTAACTAAACGCATCTGGGGTCGTTACCAGAAATTTAGTATACCGATGTAAGCCGGTTCATCACGGCAGACTGCAAAAGGCTTCGTCACCTTATTGGATCGAATACGGGAATCGTCCACCCATAATATTTATTCATTCGATAAGGAGGCATCATGCCTTTTAATTCAGAAGAAATCGCAGAGGCGGGTATTGTCGGTTTAGATTATTACATGCGTAATAACCCGATCGACCAAGTAGCTCAAGAGCGCCCGTTTTTAGCAAAAATGCAAGCCGGGAAAAAATCATTCCCCGGTGCCAAGCAGTACGTGGTTGAACAGATCCGTACACAATATCAATCAAACTTTCAATGGTTCAACGGTGCATCGACTGTAACGTATAACAAGCGTAAAACAGTTAAGCAGGCAAATTTCCCTTGGCGCTCCGCCCATGATGGCTTTGCGCTTGATGAGGATCGCCTGGCTCAAAATGGAATCACCATTATTGAGGGCAAAACTAAAACCGCATCCGAGGCCGAGGCCATTCAGTTAACAAACTTGCTCGAAGAGCAAACCGAAGTTTTACGCTTGGGCTACGAGGAAAAGTTTAACGAAGAAATCCTCAAAGACGGCACAACTAGTTCGGATACGATTGAAGGCCTGGACAAGTTAATTGCTGTTGACCCCACATCTGACACGGTCGGTGGCATTGATGCTTCGACTGATACTTATTGGCGCAAATTGCATTAACATGGGTTCAGATGCCGTTGATGGTCTTAGAAACTTCATGCTTAATACTTATGGCCGTGTTAACTGGGGTCACATGGATCAGAAAACGGTTGAAGCCGGTTCCGGGCATGATTCTGGAACCAATACCGGTATGACGTTTCATGGTGTTCAAATACACTGGGATCCTACCTTTGCTGATTTAGGCAGTACCTGGGAAAAACGCATGTATTTCATCAACTCGAAGCACTTAAAGCTTCGCCCTTTGAGTGGTCATGACATGATTACTCGCAAACCTCCACGCGCTTACGATAAGTACCAGTACTACTGGGGCTTAACTTGGCGCGGTGCGATGTGCACTATGTCGTTTGTCCGTGGCAGAGCAAGGGGAGCGCCACCGCTTAACGGACTTTATATCTTAATTGGCGTATATCGGAGAAAAAGCAATGTTCAAAACACAAAAAGTAAAAATTTTAATTGTAAAAGACATGACAACAAAGCTGGGTATTGAAGCTTTGGCGCATGAAATTCCCATTTATGAAGAGGCGCACCCAGAAGGGACGGTGCAGCTTTTGTCAAAGGGTGAAGTAATTGAAATGGATGCGGGCGAAGAGTTCGAAGAATTAATGCACAAATTCGGCCAGCATGAAGAGTCAGGCGTGCCATTGGCGGAGCACATTTATGGTCGCGGTGGTCATCAGTTAGAAAATAATGATTTCTCAATAAAAAGCGATGTTATCGCAGCGGATGAAATCGCGCCAGAGTTTGAGGCGGATACGCCTGATTTGTCGCTGGATGACATGCGCGAGTACCTTAGCAAGCTGGGTGTTGAATACAAGTCAAGAATGAATGGCGGCACACTCAAGGCGCTTATTGAAACAGCAACCGGCGAAATGGTTAAAAAGCTTGAGGATTTGGGGCTTTACATCCCTGATGACCCGCTTGCTATGAAAGCTATTCTTGATTCGGTGGACGATAAGGCTGCGTAACCATGAAGCCGATATTCAAAACAAAAGGCGATTTGAGAAGCACGCTTTTAACCCGCTTAGGTTATGGCGGGCTAGGGGCGAGTGCTGGCAATTATGTCAGCATGGCGAATGATCTGTTAGATGAGGCGCAAGAAGAAATTTTTGACGTTTTGCCTAATCGTTATCGAGTTCAAGATTTTGCAGGTTCGCGTTTTTTATGCAGGCTATTGGTTTCCCTTGAATGAGGGCATTGATTACGCACATGATTCGGTTTCTGATACAACTTCTTATCCACAGCGTTACTCAATAAGCTTTAATCCTGACACAGATAAGGCTCAAATTGAATTCTGGCCTGATACGGATGCGATATACCCGATTAGAGTGGTGTCGGAGCTTTTGCTTGATCCGTTTGTCAGTGATGGTGATTTTTGTTCCATTGATTACAGATTACTGCTAATGCACGCAGAAGCCTGGGGTAAGTCACACCTTAATAAACCGGACAAAAACGATGCCATGCGCAAATGGAATTTACGGTTAAGAAAGCTTAAGGCTGCGCAGCATAAAGACAAAAAATATGTTCGTGGTGATAATAAGCACCATGAAGTTTTAGCAAAACCAATTTTAGTTTAAGAGGAAAAGACCATGGATGTAATAGACACGCCGGTTGCGTTCGGCCCAATTTATGAAGATGCAACATACAAATATTTTGCAGAAGCAGTGCCGGGGTCAAGCTTATCTGCCGCAGTATGGCGGGTTAGTAGAATGGTCATAGCCACTACTCAGATTCAATGGGCAAATGTTGGGGATGGAAATGTTCCAGGCTTCAATAACGTGTTTACCAATCTGGCGGCGGCTGCCGCCCTAACTTATTCATAAGGGGTTATTTGATGGGTTTATCAAAGCATATAATCGAGCATGAAAAATTAGGGTTTGCAGGGTCATCATCCAGCGCATCGCCCGAGCTTCTTTTTGGTCAGGTGTTAGTCGGCAGCTCAAATGGGAACAGAATATTCGCGTTCCTCGCAGATGGTTCAGATGAGATAGCAACGTTTACTTTGCTATGGGATTACGTCAAAGCTGAGCTTGTCGCAGGCAGAGATGCTGTAGTTAAATTCGGTATCGGAAAATTCGGCATGGACGGCAACGGGTTTAATTTAACGTTTGAAAGAGGCTCTACCGTAACTATATTAGGTTCAGGTAAACCAACAGAAATTGGCTTTGTTGGCAACACCCCCCTGGGTGGCAACAAGGCCTTATTTGATATTAAAACAAATTTCAACGATACAAACATTGTTACCGGAACTGTTGGTGCTCACAACGCTACTGTAGGGTCGAGAATACGCGCCTATCAGATCGGCAATGCAGCCAGTGGGGATGTACCTAAAAACGGCATAACACCAATTGACGGCGAGCATTTGGTAACAGCAATTACCGCAACGACAGTTACTTATGTTGCAAAGGTGCCTGTAACAGTTGCGTTAGGCGTAGCCCCTCAAATCTCAATCTTCAACAATTATTTAAAAGGCTTGGAGATTGGCAACTTTATGCTTTTTGACGACAACCCAGCCGCGCACGTTAATGGCGGGGAAGAGTCGCACGGCATGTTTATCACCAGCGTTATAAACCCTCATGTTCATGATATTTGGAGTAGAGGAATTGGGGACGAAGCGGTAGAGCTTATTCGATGTGAAGGTTATAACGTTAAAAATATAATCGGCGTTAATTCCCCCTCCGTGCAAACAGGCGGCGGTGGTTTGTGCTCAATTAAAAACGGGTGCTGGAATGGTGTAGTAGACACAGTGATGTCTCGTGAGCCATTTTCTGAACTTGAGACAACTTTGACCTCGTGTCTTTCACTAAAAACCGCAGGGAACGCGCTTGATATGGGCGGGATGGTTGCAAGAAACATTATTGGTAACTACCCTGAAAATTCAACGATAAATTTCGGTACCGCCGGAGCAAGAATAACGAATATTTCGATACATGGTGTTATTGCTACAGGTGGCGAGATAGGCGTTTCTGCCAGTGGTTCTTTCTTATTGTCAGAAGTTGACATTTATGATTTGAAGGCAAATCAGCAAACAGAAAGACCCGTTCAGTTTGCTGCAGGTGCTGCTGCTTACAAGGGCATAAGACTACATAATCCACAACTTGATGGCTCTCATTTGGCAAGCACAGATAAAGAGCTAATAAGAATGAACGGGAATGATAACAGGCTGTTTAATCCTACGCTTTCCAACGCCTTATCAGCTTTCTTTAAAAATGGTGGCACAGGCATGAGAATAATCGGGGGCACTGTTGATAATTGTGGAGGTTCCGGCAATGGTGGCATCATAATGCGAGACACAGGATCACAGGATACGGTGGTTGACGGGACTATTTTTACCAATATTAAATCAACTACTGCTGGATTTAATGGAATTGAAAAAATCATTAACTGCCCAGAAATAAACTTCACATCAATTCCATTTGCTGATACTGCATTAAACATTGTTAATTTTTCTGGTAACTCTAAGGTAAATATGCCGATAAAGATGGATAAGCCCAATGGAAGAGCCGAAAATAATGAGTTCACAAGAACCACGACAGAAGGTTTAGCTGGAATGATTTTATTAAGTGCAAGCAATATACTTTGTACTGGAAACACTGCGCCTAACCTGGTTACGGGTGGCGGGATAGCAGAAGCTGTTGGTGTCGATAGAAACATTATCAAAAATAACAACATGAACAGCGCAGGCGTAACGACCGTCGGAGCTTCAACTATTGCAGCGGATAATTTGTAGAGCTAATAATGGCCTCAATAACTTACGACAGATTCAACATTGGCTTAGATCACCGAAAAAGCCCTTCAACATCTGAATCAAATAGATTGCAGGTTTTAAAAAATGCGTACATTAATGCCGGAAAGGCGATAGTTAAGCGCCCGGGCTTAATATTGGTTGCTACGCTTGAGACCGGCACTAAAGGATTGTTTGGAGCCAACGGCGTTTTAAATACATTTTACCCATACAATGCAACGCCTATCACACATGCGAACACCTTGTTTTTGGCTAATGAGTTAAATCACGCGGCCACTACCGCCTATGGTGGCGGCGATCTGGATAAAATATACATTTGCGATGTTTTCAGTGGATTTATTTATTTATCAGCGCAATACACGAACAACAATACGTTTCACTATTACTTGGACGGATTGGCTGGGGCGCAAAATTTGGTCACAGACGTAGAGTGCCCACACAGTAAGAACTTTGTAAAAATGGCTGAGAAAATATTCGCCACGGATGCAGCAAATAATCAGGTTAAATACACCAAAACAATTGACCCAAAAGTTTGGACGCCAGGTGCGGCGGCGGGTGACGCTGGAAATCTCGCAACCGGCAACCAGACGCAGGGGTCGTCAATACCTATTGCGCTGGGTGAGTTTCAAGAGAGAATGGCAGTCTTTATGACTGATTCAGTTCAGCTATGGAATGTTGGATCGGTTGACACCGATTTTTCTTTTTATAAGAAAATAAGCGGAATAGGCACCAAGTACCACCGAAGCGTTAAAGAATTTGCATCTGAGATTGTCTTTGCATCAAAAGCGGGCTTTAGATCAATTGGCATTCAGGAGAATTACGGCAACCTTTTAGATAATGACATAGGTAGCCCAATTGATTCGATTGTTCGCCCTAAAATAAGCGACACGACTGAAATATTATCCTCTTATTTTCCGAGCCAAGGGCAACTATGGCAGGTTATAAACAATGTCGATACGTCAACTATTTATGTTTACACATTTTCTCGAACCCAGAGAATTTCAGCATGGTCTGAATATGTTTTTCCGTTTGTGGTTAGCGACATCACGCTTCTGGATGGCTATGTTTATTTACGATCTGGCGATAAAGTGTATAAGGTTGATGAGGATAGTTTATTTTATGAGGATGATGGCGCTCCTTATGAGATGCGAATTGAGCTACCTTTTCTTGATTTTAAGAAAACCGGGCACACGAAGTATATAAGTTCGATGGATATAGTGTGTAGTGGCACTGTAAATGTTCAGTTTAGGTACGACCCCAATAATCCCGATTTAATTACAGACCCAATTGAATTGACGAGTAATACGCAGGTTAAGAGCGTCATTCCGGTGGAGATAACCTCGACATCAATTGCACCTGTCATTACCAGCTCAAAAAACGAATTAATTCAGGTCGATTTAATTACATTTTATTACGATGATTTAGGAGTATTCTAATGGCATTCACAGAGGAGCGATTAGCGCAGCTTGAAACAATGTTGGCTAAAACCGATGTTAATTCAAGATTTGGAAAGTACCAGGGTAATGACGATCTTAATCTACTTAATAAGATTTTTAAAAACATAAACGAAGATTCTAATGGCGATGGTAAAGCAGACTGGGAAAACGGATTTCAATTCAACAGAGATGGAAGCAGTTTGTATAATAGTCAAAATGGAATCAATAAAGATTATGATCGTAATTATCTAGCAAATACCTCATGGGGTGATTCTTTTAATTCGCTTGGCCTCAACCAGCCTTCTGTAGGTTGGGGAATTAGCGACATGCTAAAGTTTTTTGATAAAAATAATTTTCGTGATTATCAGAAAACGGCCAAAGAGAGCGAGAATTTTTTAAATAATAAATACGACACGCTAAGCAAAGATATTTTTGATATTCGCAACAATGACATAAACAGAGACTATGGGCGAAACCTGAATGAAACACGTTCAGTTCTGGCGGGTCGTGGGTTAAACAATAGCGCCATTCTTGCCCGCTTAGAAAATAGATTAAATGAGCGCAAGGATAATGCCGTTTCAGGTGCCGTGAACACGTCGAGTCGGGCAGTTAATGAGGCAAAGGACTACACACGCTCAACGCGCGAGAACTTGGTTCAGCGAATAACCGATGGCTTTGGCGCAGATGTTGACGTTAACGGCGCTTTCAATGACTTAAGTGCGCGTATTGATATTGCAAAAGATAACAACACAATTTCAGGTGTTGGTAATTCTTTAGGTGATTTTGCAGAATTGAATAATTACCGTAATTACAATAATGGTGCATCAAGAGCGCGCAATGGGGGGTCATCTCAGCAGAATGGATCACCTAATTATTTTAATAACGCCGGTTATAACGGAAGGAATTAAAAATGAGCTTACTAGCTGCGATAGGAATTAAATTAGCCGGTGACTATTTGTCCAATCGGTCGGAAAATGGAGCGTTAGACGATCAGAAAGCGGCGGCTAAACGCGGTCGAACTCGACAAAACGAATTAAATTCTCGCGGTCGAAAAGAAATCACAGACAGACTGGATGATTTTGATCCTGCAAAGCAAGAAGGTGAATTCAATGCGTCGGCAAGCAAATATACAGACCAAATAATAAATGAGCTGAGTAAGTCTAATGAAAATTATCAGGAAACTGTTGACGGTGCCGTGGGAAGAAACAAGCAATCATATCTCGACTTGGCAAAGTATTTATCTGATGAAAGAATGAAAGACTCATCAGAAAAAGCCTCTATTGCCGGTCGATTAAATGCGCCTAATGATATTCGATTTAACGACCGTGATGCGTATTCTGACATAAATAGTGAACAGACTTATATTAATTACCTGAAAAGATTGTACGCATCAACTGACCAAACCAGACTTAATTCTGTTAGACCGGATAAAAGGCAGGCGTTTCTTGGCGGGCTATTATCTAGCGCTGGGCAAGCTTGGGCAGGCAATTCATTGGGCGGCGGCGCTGGATTAGACTATGCAACGAATGGCACTGATTCATTTTCGCCCACATCGGCTGGGAGCTTTGATAGTGCGGGGAGTCGACTTTCATGAGAGACCCATATTCAAAGTTAGGCGATAGCGCCGCGCGCCTTATAGGCTCATTTATGGACGGAGGCCAGAATCAAAAAGGCTATGAGGATGAGTCTCGCAAAATATCACGCAGAAACGTTAATTCTTCTCGTGCTAATTTAAACAACGAAAAAGCGCTTGGGCAGCAATTAGAAAACGAAAAACAACGAAGAGGTTTAAGCATCACTGCAGATAAACTGATTCGTGCCATGGGAGTTGATAATCCAGAGCGCGCACGCATGGAAGCGCCTGATAGTTTTGAGGGGCCGCGATCAGTTAGTCCCCAGGACATTGACAAAACGCAGCGAGGCGATTCTGTGTTTTTGGGTCAGCAATTAGGCGGCGGCAATGTCGAGGCTATTGTTCGCGCTATCAGTGGTATGCAAGATATAAACGCCAGAGACAATGTTTTAAACGGAAGCTACGATGCAGAGCAAGTGGCGGAGTCTGCAGCGGCCGCTGATGGCGATCCACTGTTTCAGCAAGGCATTAATGGCATTATGCAGAAATTCACCGGCGAATTGCAGGGAACTGACTTATCAGCCGCAAGAGCGAATAATTATAATGCGTCGGCTAATAAACGAAATAAAGACATTAAAGCGGGTACAAGCTTAATTAAAAAACAAGCCTCACCGCGTGATAACTATAATCGTTTGGTCAATAATTATATTCCCCGGGCATCCAATGGCTTTGCACCAGATCAAGAGGCGATTGATTATGGTGAAAATGTTATTAATGATGTGATGACTCAGCAATATGGCGTCAACTGGAAGTCTCTAATTAATCCGAAAAATAAATCAACCCCAGCCGCACAGGATCTCCCTCCCGGGATTCCCCAGGGCTGGACAGTTGAGCAGGTCATTCAGTAATGCCCGTTTTTCAGTTCACCTCACCCGATGGCAAAAAATACCGTGTTAATGGCCCCGAAGGTTCAACAAATGAGCAAGCATTCGGCGTGCTTCAAAATCAAATATCAGCCGGCTCTATTGCGCCTTATCAAGCGCCTGAGCCAGATAATGAATCAGGAATTATCGATAGCATTACCAATGCGCTAAGTGGGGCAGGTGATATTGCAGCCGATACGGTTACAGGCTTTACCGATGCCGCGCAAAGTGCAGGACAAAACGCGGTGACGCTAGGCAGGCTTGCATTGCAGGAAGATCAATTTACGCCGGAGCAATTGGACGATCGAGTACAACAAAGAATATGGGCGGGCACCGGAGAAGGTAAGAAAGATGAGTTATCACCTGTTGGGCAAGAGGTTTTAGCGGGTCTGCCTAATCAGCTGGGAGCTGCATTACAGGGCGCGTTGGGCGATGGGGTTAATTTCGTGAACAACGCATCAAAGGCGGCGGGTATTGAAGGTGACGGGATAGTCAGCGATATTTCAGATTGGTTTTATAAAAATGAGCAAGCCAATGAGCAGGCCTCCTTAAACAAGGGATTGGATTTAAGCAGACTTGACCCTGGCAGCGGCGCTGGTGCCATGGTGGCAGGATTTAAAAGCGCAGTAAGTCAAGCGCCTATGCTGGCACTGGGCGTGGCCGGTAAACCAATTGCTGGTTTATTGGCAATGGGCGTGCAGGTGGCGGGCGATGAAAAGCGAAACGAGGCGTTAATTAAAAAAGGCTTTTCGCCACAAGCCGCTTTTGGCATACAAATACTGGACGGCACAATTGAAGCGGGTTCAGAGAAGCTCTCACTTGACCGGTTAATCGGTAAGTGGGGGAAAAATTGGATGGAAGAGGCCATTAAATATGCTGCCGTTGAAACCACCAGCGAAATTAGCGCAGAAGGTTTAAATGCCCTGGTAGATAAATACATCACCGGTCTTCGTGAAGACATGACATTGGATGATTTTGTCGGTGATGTAAAGGTGATGATGGCGCAGCTTCCTTATGCGGCAGGTGCGCAGGTGGCAACGGCAAAAGGTGCGCAATTCGGAGTTAAAAAAGCTGAAAAAATGTCAGCAGAGCAATCTGCGGATGACTTCTTTAAACAGTTTGATGCCCCGCTGAATAATGTTGCACAAAGCCAAGCAAGCGAATTGCTTAACCCTAAAACCTACGATCCGGCGCTGGTTAATCCGACTATTACCACTCAACAAACAAATCAGGTCGGCCCCGGTGCTGGACAAAATACGGCGAACGAAAAAAACAACGAAGCCGTAAACAACGAGGCGCAGCGACTAGAGGATGAGCGTGCGGCGCGTAACCAGAAGGCCGATCAGGAAATAGAGATAGCCGATACGGTAAATGCCGGTTTTGAAAACCCAACGGCAATACAGGCTGCATTTGATGATGCTGGCATATCGCAAGTCTCCGACATAAACAATGCAGATATTAACGCAGATCGTCGAGATCATGTTAAGCAAGTGGCTAATAACAAGCGTGAAGAAGTGCGCAGGCAGGATGTAGATGCGCGAAAACGTGTTGATCAAATGACGCAGGATGAAATGTCAGCCGCATTATTGATTAGCGATAAAAGCGGATTGAGGAATGAGCGCGCTTATAGCGAAGATAAGCAAAAAAAACACCAGTCATTTTTTGATGTTGATGATTTTAAGGCAATGAATTCAAGACTGACTTATGAGGGTGCCGATAAGGCTCTGGAAGAGGTTGGGCGCATTATGCGTGAGCAAGCAGGTGATTTAAATATTCCATATCACCTCCATGGTGATGAGTTCATTACGCAATCAGATGACCCGAAAGCGCTTGATGAATTCAGCCAGCGGGTTCAGAATAAACTTAATACATCGGTGGTTAAGTTTACGCTACCTGATGGGAAAGTATTAACCGAAAAAGGTATTGGTGTTAGCTATGGAATTGGATCAACAAAACAACAAGCAGAATCAAATCTCACAAAAGACAAAGAGCGACGAAAGCAGTCAGGTGAGCGAGTCGGAGTACGTGCGCAAGCCGGGGGAGAGTCTGATGCAGTTCATGGCGAGGCTACCCAAGGGGACGAAAATAACGAGCGTGAAAACGCCGCAATAACGCTATCCAGTGATACTGGCTCTGATTATTCAAAGACGAAGTCATTAGATAAGAGATTTGACTCAGTTGTTAAGGATTATGAAAATAAAATAGAGCTGGGCACTGATGACGCCTATCTTCTTGATGACCTTGAAGAAAAGTTCAGTGAAAATAAAGATGTCGCAATAATACAAGAATCAGACATAGAAGAGTACGGGCATAAAGAAGTTGGTGGGGTTAGTTCGTCCGAGCTAATGATTATTGATGATGATAGCGCCATTAACAATGCCTTTAATGAATCGATTATTAATGAAGTTGATAATTTAGATGATACGTATTACCTGGTAGATCACAAAAAATTCAAAACATTAGTAGGGAAACTGGTTGATGAAAAGATTAATCGCTCTGATGCCCATACTGAAAAAGTCTATACTGCACAAGATTTAGTTAGTGAATTAATTTCAAGCCATAACAATACAAAAATTTCCCCTGACAACCACCGATCTGATTATCTTAACGTTGAAACTGTAGACAAGGATGGTGAAATTGTCGATTTTGAGGTTCGCATAAAAGACCATGATTCGCCAAGTGGCGGCGGCATTAATGCCGGAACCGGTGAAAAATATGGCGACACAGATTTAGATATAGTTGTTGATGAAGACGGGGTGTTGTCCGTTCGTGATGTTACCGGAATTGCGGCAGAGACCGAATTGTTCGATAAGCTGATGGGTCTTAATGGCAAAAATATCAATGATTCCCAGGAAAAATACAGCAAACAAACAGAGATAAATAAATCTAATAAAGACGGGCTTTCTGTTTCTGAGGTAACGCAAACGGTTGAAGCTTTGTCGGCAAAGTGGAAAAACGCACCCGACATTAGCATTGTTCAAAGTCAGTCTGAATTGCCCAAAGAAATTACCGGCCAGGCAAATGATGGCGATGTTATCGACGGTGTTTTTTACGACAACAAAGTATATTTAGTCGCTGATAATTTAGTGGATGAAAAAAGCGTTGAATTCACTTTGCTTCACGAGTCTTTGCTGCACTATGGTGCAAGGCAGACGTTCGACGATAAAACGTTCGACGATATTCTTGTTTATTTATGGAACAACAATGATTCCATTAAAAAAGGTGCAGCACGCAAAATTACTGACCTCGGCGTCAATAAAAAAGAAGCGGTTGAGGAGGTGCTGGCTGATATGGCGGGTAACGGCGCAACCAAAAAACTTAAAGGCTGGGAAAAGCTATGGTCATTTGTTAAAGGCTGGCTGGCTAAAAATGGATTTACAAAACTCAATAGCAATGATGTCGTTGACCAAATTTTGCGAGCATCAGAAGATGCTGTAATTGAAGGGCGCGTGAAGGCTGTAAATAAGACATCGGCAAGATTCAGCAGAAACAGTGACAATCAAATGTTTAGCGTTGCTGATGAGACGACAAAAGATAAAGTTGCACGAAAATTACAGGATAAATTCCAAAGATTGTATAAGGCTCAACAGGCAATCGGGAAAATTGAAACCGATTCAGATGCCTATGCAGCAGAAGCTCGAATGCATGGAAAAATAGAATATGATTTTGAGAATTTAGAAAACGATTACATTGAGCCTTTGGCAAGCGCATTGGCAGAATATGAAATTGAAATAGCCGTTCTTGATTTCTTGAAAAAAAATACGGCGATGACATTAAAAAAGTAGCTCAAAAAGTTTATGACTTGCTTGAATATAAGCGCAAAATATTGCGCAAAGAAAACTTAGGCAATGACGAGCTTATCGACAATTGGGAAGTAAAATATAAATACTATGTGCCATTAAAGGGGTTTGCGGAAGATTCGATTAATGACGAGTTCCCAAGAATAGGCAAAGGGTTAAGTATTTCAGGCAAAGAGTCGCAAGCTGCGAAGGGTCGAAAGTCAAAGGCATTTTCAACGAGGTCGGGCTGCATTTATTAAGGCTGGTTGAGAGTAATCCGAATAAAGAGTACTGGGAAATATTCACAGATGCCAGGCCTGATAAAGAATCGGTAATGGTAAAAGGAAAAGTACAAACTAGACCGGTGTCAATGCGCAGTAATCCCGATTACTTCGGGGTAAAGCTAAAAGGTGAGCAGCACTATATTAAATTAAAAGACAAAAGACTGGCCTCCGCCATGCAAAATTTGGGAGTTGAAAAGCAGAATGTATTAGTTCAAACAATGGGGTCAACAATCCGCTTTTTATCCTCGATGAACACATCTTTAAATCCTGAGTTTATTGTGTCCAACTTTTCACGCGATATTCAAACAGCTGTTTACAACATATTGGCTGAGCAAGATTTAAACGATGGAAAAATATCAGGCGAAAAAATAGCCGAGCAGGTTGTAAAAGACGTGCCGAAAGCAATGCGTTCAATTTATCGTGAGCTGCGCAGTAAAGATGCCCGAGAAGATTCTGAGTTTGATCAATACGCTAAAGACTTTATTGCCGATGGGGGCAAGACAGGATTTTTTGACATGAAGGATTTAGAGGCGCAAAAGCGCCACCTTCAAACCCTAATCACTATAAGCAAAGGCGGCACAAAAGGCAAAAGCATCAAAGCGATTAAATCAATTGGCAAATTTGTTGATGATGTTAATGGTGCTGTAGAAAATGGGGTGCGGCTATCGGCTTACATAAACGCCAGAAAAACACTTGAATCAAGCGGGATAAGCGAAAGCGTTTCAAGAAAGCGTGCCGCTAATTTAGCAAAAGATTTAACCGTAAATTTCAATCGTCGTGGTGAATGGTCAACAGTAGCAAATGGCATGTATATGTTTTTTAATGCATCAGCCCAGGGTACTGCCCAATTTTCTCGTGTAATGCTAACCATGAAAAAAGTAGACGGCAAAAAACGACTTCATATGGCACAAAAAGTGGCTATAGGAATGACTATTTTTGCTTACGCATTAGCTCACTTAAACCGTGCTATAGCGCTAGATGATGACGATGGTGAAAATATTTATGACAAAATACCCAGTCATATTAAAGAGCGCAATTTAATTATTATGGACATGTTCGGCGACAAAGCCGGTAAAGACTACACATCAATCCCATTGCCCTACGGATACAATATATTTCATGTGTTGGGCACAACAATCAATGACACCATACACGGGACTAAAAAGTTAAGTGATGCCGCTCAAGATTTAACTATGGCATTACTCGGGTCGTTTAATCCGGTGGGGATTTCTGAGTCTGAAAGCTTTGGGTTTGGCGCTTTTAAAACAATAACACCCACGGTTTTAACCCCAGCGGCGGAGCTGTACGGGAACGAAAACTTTTTTGGTAGCCCGATTTACAATAAAGACAAATTTAATGATAGAACGCCAGATTCTTCATTGTCATTTAATTCAACAAAAGAGCATTTTAAAAATATTTCGCAATGGCTTAATGAGATTACCGGCGGCTCAATGTATGAGAAAGGCATGATTGACTTATCGCCAGATTCGCTAGAGCATTTATTTGAGTTTGCCACTGGTGGCGCTGGGCGATTTGTCGGTAAAGTGGCGAACGTGACAGATAAAATAATAAATGACGAGCCGCTACGCACTAGAGAAATCCCGTTTTTAAGCAAGGTAAGGGGCGAGCCTAACGAGTATAACGCAGACAGGCAGTACTACGAGCGAGCGAAAGCAGTATAGGGAAGAAAACGAAAATATGCTAAAAATGGCACGATTCAATGGCAAGTTATCTGCACTTAGAAAGCGCAGAGACAGGCAGCTAATGAAAGACCTTGATCGAAAACAAATTAAAAAAATAAAAGATAAGAATCTTGATGACTCAATAAGCATTTACAATGAGTTTAACCTTAAATGGAATCAGCTAATAGAAAAAAATTGATAGCTCATTTGCGAGTATTAACACCCATAAAATAACCCATAGAATGGCTTTAGTTGCTGTCATTCGTTGATTTTAACAAAAAATATCAAGTCCTGCACGATGCCAGGGCTTTTTATGAGGAAAAGACCATGTCATTAACACCATATGTCCGTCAAGGCGATTTCTCAGATGATGAGACAAGCAATAAAGGGGGGCGATCTAGCCAGGACAGCGCTCAATTAGATGCTGAACTTGACGCCGTAAAAGCGACTATGGATGAAGCCGCGGCATTGTTCGATGTGCTGCTTAGAACCGATCACAAGCTTGCCGATAGCATTGTTGAAACCAACTCTCTTTCACAGGCTGTCATTAACTATTTATCCGGTGTAATTAATTCGGATTCAACATGGATTCATACGGGGTCGTGGGCTGCGACAAAGGCTTATGCTGTTCACAATATTGTTTCTTTTTCGGGTGACTCTTATCTCTGCGTAGTGGCTCATACCTCTCCAGCGGTCTGGGATGGCGTGAACTGGGAGAACTTAACCTCTGGCGCACTCCCCGGGCAGTCAGGCAAAAACTTAATGTCTTTGGTTAGCGATGGCACCAATGCAGACTGGAAGCTTATTGAAATAGCGAACACAACAGGCATTGCGCCTTCGGTTAATCCAACATTTACCGGCGCGGCTGATTTTGATGGTTCGATCAAAACAAACAAGGTTGAAGCTGGCTCCGGTGCTACACGCAATATTGATTTTAATGGCTCGGCGAATCAGACTATTTCATTGACAGCAGATACAACATTAACCACATCTAATCGAGCCGCAGCTACAGGTGAGGTCAAGATTGTTGATGTTATTATTACTTGCGATGCATCGGCAAGATTGTTCACTTTCCCTTCTAACTGGATTTGGTTAACCCCGGAGCCCGGGTCAATTACAGCAAATAAAACCGCTGTTTTAAGCTTGCGGTCTACCGATGTTAACGACAACTCAGTTATTGCGGCGTATGTAGAGGAGCCATAATGTTTATTAATATTGCCATGTTCTCTAATGCGAGAACCCCAGTACAGGCTTACCTTTCCAGAATGAGTGATACTGATTCCGTTATAAGAGCGCATATAACGACCTTAATAAATGGATTAATCACCGATGGAATATGGGATAAATTGGCATATTTAGGTGTTATTCAAAACCTTGAATCCGATTCGTTATTGTGCTTAAAGCGTGAAACTGGAACGTTTGCCTTTGTCGATTGCACTTATTTAGCAAACAATTATATAAAACCGAATGCAGCCGGTTATATTGATTCTAACTTTGACCCAGAGATTGATTCTACTATAGTGAATAAGGATAGCTTTTCTTTTTCATCATACTTAAACACGATCACAACCGTGGACGGCAACGCATACGGAAGATGGGACGCGACAAACATCGTGCGGTATCTTGCCCAAGCCAATGGGTCAAATTCTTTTTTCTGGCATATCAACTCGCTGAACATTAGTGAGCCATCCGCAACACGCGGGCTATGGCTTGGAAGTAGTAGCGCCACTGATTCATATATTTACTCTGGTGGTGTTAACAACAGCTCATCAGGGGCTAATAATGGTTTATTTACGTGGTCAACGTCTATATCTGGCGATAGATCCGTTTATCACGGCGCTGCAAATATTGGCGGCACAGTGTCCACAGTGATGCAAGATGAGGTTATGGCGTGGCATGGCGGTTCATACCTTACGCCTGCTGAGGTTGCTAATTTTAGAACAAGAATTGAAACATATTTAACAGCAAGAGGTGCTATTTAATGTCACCAGAACAGATAAAGCTGGCAGTTAAAGAGGCCATAGAAGAAAGCTCATTTATGAGCAATGAAGAGCATCGTAAACAGCATGAAGTATTTACTCGATGGATTGAACGCGATAACAGGCGAAAAGAGTTAATACAAACGGCTAAAAAATCCTTTGTTGGGGCGTTTACGATTGCTATTTTTGGCTGGCTTTCTGGGCTAGGGGAAGTAGTTATGGCGGCCTTTAAATAGCCTTGCGCCTCTGAACCTCGCGCCAAAATTCGAAAAGATTATTGCCACCCCTGCGACGATCTATGTACAGCCCGTGCATGTTGTGTGGCAGGTTATCATAATCCCGATCGCTGTATGGCTCGCTAGTCCATGCAATTAGCCCCATATCACTTGCAACCGCTATTTCAACCTCGAATCCGTTCTCGTGTATGCGTGCATTTGTCACAAAGGCCAGCTTATGTCTGTTGTGTTGTTTCATGTTTTTATTTATAGGTTCTTAGCTGTTATGTTTTAATGCTGTAACCGGTGTCAAAATCTTGTTGTTTATCAGCCTCTGCTATTGCTTTATTTAGTCCTACAGTGCCCTTAAATCCAATTTGAGCGCATCTCTCTGAGTGGGTTAGCTTGTTTCGATAAACTTCAAACCCATGCTTTGAACGACAAACCCAATAGCCGTTATTTTGGTACAATATATCTTTTTCTGTTTCCATATTAAGTTACATTTTTTTATTCTTATTTACCCTTAAAGTTCTTCTCTTTACTACCCGCTGAACTGCCGAAAAAGAAATTCATTATTTGCACAATGCCTGCAGATAAAATACCCAGCAAATAATTTGCCATATCTTTTATGCCATCGGGCAGACCTTCTTCTTTATTAAACACAAAGACTAGTATCAAAACAAAGCCAACCATAAATATAGAGCTAATCACCATCTGAGGGGCAAGCGTTGTGCCTGTAGCCATTACCCTTGCGCTTGCCCTGTCCTCGGCGTGCAATTTCTTTTCATCAAGCCCCAGCCTTGCCATATCCACCTTAAACGTGGCGTCCAATTCTTTTATTTTAAACAGCGTATCGGGATTGGCATTCAGAACTGCATTTTCTAAATCAGATTCTTCAACACCTAATTTTCCCGCTAACCACTTGCCCGCCATTGCGCCATACGAGCCACCAAGTGAGCCGCCCAGTATCGGCGCTATTCCGCCTATTAAACTTTTCCAATTCATGTTATTTGCCTTTTTTTTATAAAAACTTAACTGTTATGCTGCATGAATAGTAATCTTCCGCTGCCCTTCTGTCCCTTTAATATTTATTGTCTTTTGCCCATCACCTTCACCGCTTCTTATTTCGCAATAAGCGACATTAATCCCAACAAAAAGGCCTGTAATGTGAACTCATGCTCAAGCTCGTCTTGCGTCATAATTTAATATCCTTACCCTAAATAGCAGGGCGTTCAAATGGATTGCGCAAAAGGCGCGCAACCCTTTAACTTAGCTGTTATGTTTTAAATGTTCCAGTTACCCATTTTTTCAATCGCCACCCAACGCTTGTTTTATTCCATCCCGTGACTATTATTTTAATATTGTTATTATAGGGTACGTCGCTATTTTTATTTAATTCCGTTAATTCGCTTTTTATTTTCAGCTCAATAATATTTCCGTTTATATAATCAGAGTTAACAGAAACATTCATTCTTCCGTTTGTTTTTTTACCTTCAGTGGTTGCGGTATAAAAAACATCAAAACTTGTATATTTTTCATATAAAAATAAATTTATTGCCAATGAAGCCATTAATCCCCAAATAACAATTGGCGGTATATCTATCATTTTATTTCTCCAAAATCATATAACAAGTAAATTAACGTGGGCCACCCGCCGCTACGCCATGGATTCCCAGTTATTAAAGCGTTATGTTAATAAGTCTCTAGCTTTGCAATATGGCTTTAATGCGCTTTCGATTGATTTGATTCTTTCATCAGCTTCTCTGCCTGCTAGTTCGGCTAACCCATAAGCGCCCATCCCACAATCTTTTGTAATCTCTTTAAATTTTTTTTCATAAGTCATCTTAATCTCCAAAATTATCAATTACACCTAATGCCCTGCTTTGATGCTCTTCTTCCATACGTGTGCATTTCTCAATGTCGCATAGGTTGTGCCAGCTACTTTTTTCACGCAGAAAATGCTTGCGGCAAATTCTTTGCTAATCATTTCTCTTCACAGTGCCTTTTAAATATTATCATTTCGTTTTATAGTGCCTTTTACCATATTGACGCATGTAGCGTGAACAGCCGCTTTTGATCCATGGGAAGTTACAAGGTAAGCCTCTTCATATTCTAGAATTTCATTTTCGCAAATAGGTCAAGGAGGAAATTCTCCTTGCTCAAAATCTTCACTTATATCTATAATATATTTATCCATATTAGTTTCCTTTGCGCATACGTTTTAGCATAGCGCGCACTTTTTATGCAAACAGATTTCGCATAACCAATTATTTATTATTTTCATTTCTTTCAAAATCCCGAATGTAGGCAACATGCTTTTTCAGCTTAAGCTTGCTGGCTTCATGCATTTCAAAAAACCTATAATAAGTATCATTTTCAGAAATAAGATTATAGGTTCGTTTATCTCTAAACACGCCATTCAAATAAAGCGTGTCGCTAACCATCCAATAATCATCACTAATCAGCAGGTAAATACCGCACGCAATGCCCTTTTTTTCGTTTACGATTATCTCAGTGTGGCAACGGTGCGCAGAATCAACCAGGTCAGTGTATACGGCCATGTAATTAAGTACGTTGTCTTCATGCTCGCTTGCAAATGATGGTTGTGAAAAAACCAACACCACTAACCCTATAAAAATAGATGTCCATGCCCAGCCTTTTTGCAAAAGATACAAAGCTATGAATAAAATGCCTAATGCTATTAATGCGTTCATTTTTCTTTCTCCGTTGTTGTCGGTAACTCAGCAATTACGTGCATAATCAAATAACCATAAACAGAAACTATGGCAATAACAAATAAAATAACTCTTAACTGTTTCATGATTCGGCCTCTTTAATTGCTGGCATGTGGTTAAACAAATCAATCGGCGTGCTTTTGTGCGATAATATATACATATCGGCTTTGTTGTTCGTCCGCTGTCTTGTCTTTTTTATCTTGCCAAGGCGCACCAATTGTTTAAACGATTCGACTACTGTTACCCTTCTGATTCCTAAAGTCTTAGACATGCCGGTGATCGTAAACATGCTGTTTGCTGAGTTAATGTGATCTAATATTCTTTGGTGTTCGGTCATTCTTAGCAATAAAAGTAATGGCATCTCTGCCTTTATTTGTTGAAGTATCTGGAACAATCTTACGAACTTCATCTTCAACGCTTTGAATTATCTTCTCTATGCAGCCAGTTTTAAATACATCCATTGCATTTGTTTCTTTTTGAATAGAAGCCAAATCATATTTTTTATCATTCATTTTACATGAATTTCTTGCTCATTGATTCAATTAATTTAGCCGGCGTTAATTCAGCTTTAAATAACTCAATCCAATTTGCTTTATTTGCTTCAATATCACTATCTAAATACAAAGGCAATTCGATAGCTAACGGCTGGATAGTGTAGGTTGTAACTTTATGTTTTGATGATCTTAATGGGATTTCACGTTTAGCCGCAATGCCGGTTACATGCGATACTCTAATGCCACCTGTCGGCACTCCTCCCCACATTACTTCCATATCGCAGTATAAAGTCATACTTTGTCCTACCCAGTTGACACTGTAAGTTCCCCACACTATAGCTAATAACCGGCGCATAGTTTTGCATGGCTTGTATGGCTGACGGCCTTCTCCAATGCTAATAATTACCGGCTGATCTGCGCCCTTGTTAACTGTTATTGCTAAGACCTTAACCGTTAAACCACCGCCGACTAAATCGGCTGCATTTAATTGGTCGCTCTTTGCAATTAGCGTTTCTGAAATATCATCCATTAAATTATCTCCGGTTCAACGTCATATAATTCGTTAAGTGCAAAAATTGATTGCTCGCATATCTCATAAACCGCGTCACTATATCGGTCTTTAGCAAGTTCAATAAATTCGTCGATTTCTTCAATTCCTTTCATTACAGATGATTCTAATTTTTTAATAATTTCGTCATCACGGTATTGGGTAATTATGTGAATAGGCTTCTCGCCAAACTGCGGGCAGAATGAAACATAATCCCATTTGTTAACGCCAAACACCCACATACAGCCCTGCATTTGAGGCACATACTCTTTAGGCGCTTCGCCTGCTGCAATCGTTCGCATATGTGCTTTAGGATTAGGGCATTTAATTTCAACACCACCGTCTTTAATTAATCCATCAGGGCTGGCTGCAACTCGCATATCTTTGTTTAAATAACCTATCCCTACCTCTTCAACAATCACGCCTTTAATCTCTTCATAGACGCGCCTTGCATAGCTTTCAAGTAGATTGCCTCGCGCAATATCAATTGTATTAATATTTCCAATCAATACGCCGGATGCCATTTCACTTGCCACATCTAGCAGGTAGTTTCTACGTGTTACGCCATTTCCTGCCGTCAGCATGGCCTTAGCATTGCTCATTGTTATGCACCCTACACGAGCATTTTTCCATTCTTCTGTTCCTTGCTCTAACTTGCGTTTAATAATTGTCATACCCAATCCGCCCGAGTTCGCTTTTTAGTTAAGCCAATCAAGATACGTCGAATTAGTCCGGTGAATCCCGCTGGCTTGCGCTTGCGTTTTAGTAGGTCTGTGCCGAATATCATTTAATCACCTCTTTGAATTCTTTGGCGATGTATCTATAGGTTCCAAATTGCGCCGCTGAATTCGCTTCTGATATTGTGGAGTATAAAATTGGATTACCATGATTGTCTCTTTTATTCCCGTAGTAAACTTCTGGCTTAGGCATTTCCACGTATTTAGTATCAACCTTAAACGAGCCATTTTCCCTAACAAAATTATCATTGTCATAAAACCCGATAATCTCGCCCTTACTTCTGCGGAGATATAAATTCGCCATTTCGTTGTCTGAGTTCATAAGTCATTCCCATCTAACATTGTTTGTGCCGTTAAAAACAATTCATCAGTTACCCAGCCCACTATCATTTTAGCCAGCTTAACTTCGGATAACGTTAGCTTTCCTTTTGATAGCTCAATCTTTTTAATTTGCTCACCAATGCGCGTTCTTTTATCGTTGTTTTGCAAAACCTCATCAAGCGCTTCCATAATTGAACCACTGCACTGAATTAGTTTGTCGTATTCATTTGTTGCGTTTGCTTCCTTTGTGCCTGATAAATTATCGGGATCGTTTGGGTCGTAAAATTTAGTATTGTCACACATTGTTTTCAATTCCTTTACGTTGTTTGCGAGTTCAAATATACTCCTTATTTCAAATATGTCAATATGATTATTATATTAATTCGCCATAAATAAACTATTGACTATGATTCAATTAAGCGCATAATGGACGCATGAAACCTAATGAATATTGGTCTAGCCTTGTACCAGAAAGAAAAAAGGCATTAGCCGCAAAGCTTAAAAAGAGCGTCGCATACTTATCTATTATCTAAAAAGATTCACGCCGCTACTAAGGGCAAAATTAATAAGGCTGATTTACGTCCTGATATTTTTTAGAGGAGAA